GCACTGCCAACAGCGATACATTAACAAACCCTGTGACAGTGGTTATTAATGGATCTACCCCAGCAGCTTTTGTGACTGCTGTGAGTGCAGCCAACGTGCCCAAGGTGTCGGCTTCGGTAAACGCCAATGGTCAAATGGTTCTTACACATGCACTAGGCGGTGTGATAGTGGTTGAAGATGTCAGCGGTACACCTCTACTGACTGCTGGTTTTGACCAGTCAATCAATGCTAGAGCCAACCCAGATGGTTCATATACTTTGAGCAACTGGGTTGAGTTTGACTACACAGCCAGCGACAACGCACCTGATCAAGATCCAGCCAATGGACGTCTATGGTACTATTCCGCTGTTGATCAAGCAGATATCATGATCAATGGTGACAACGGATGGCAAGGTTATCAAAACGTCACCAATGATGTGCGAGGCTTTAACCTAAGCTTGACCAATGCAACTGGTCCACAGTTCAGCACCACAGCTCCAACCACACAAAATGATGTGGCTCAGAGTCCACTGGTGTATGGTGATCTTTGGATTGATACCAGCGACCTAGAAAACTATCCACAGCTCTACCGCTGGGAAAATGTTGATGGTGAAGATCAATGGGTCAAGATCAGCAACGCTGATCAAACCACAGAAAATGGTATTCTATTTGCAGATGCACGTTGGGGCACAAATGGATCAGTGAATCCAATCACTGATGCTATTCCAAGTATTGTGAGTCTGTTGACTTCGGATTATCTGGATCTTGATGCACCTGATCCTGATCTATATCCCACAGGCATGCTGTTGTTTAACACACGTCGTTCGGGATTCAATGTCAAGAGATTTGCAGTCAATTACTTCAACCCAACTGACTATCCAGATGTAACTCTGCCAGCTGAAAGAAATGCATGGGTTAGTGCCAGCGGACTTAAGAACGACGGTAGCCCATACATGGGACGTCAAGCACAGCGTGCCTTGGTCGTACAGGCATTGAAAGCAGGCATTGATTCAAACACACAACTTCGTGAAGAACAGTTGGTATATCAGCTGATTGCTACTCCACAGTATCCAGAACTTGCTGTGAACATGGTGGCCTTAAACAACGAGCGTAACAACACTGGTTTTGTGTTGGTTGACACACCTCTGCGTCTAAGTCCAGAAGGCACTGGTATCACTGATTGGGTAACTGACAACAACGGTGAAGGCTTGCCTACTGGTGATGGATTGAACACTGCTAATCAATACATGGCAACGTTCTATCCCAGCTGTCAGACTACTGATCTCAGCGGCAACCCAATTGTGCAGCCAGCTACTCACATGATGCTGCGTACATTTATTCGTAACGACGAAGTGGCTTTCCCCTGGATGGCACCTGCTGGTACACGTCGTGGTCTAGTAGACAATGCAGATCGCATTGGTTATATCAATGCTCAAACTGGTGAGTTTGTACAACTTGGTGTGCGTCAAGGCCTGAGAGATGTGTTGTATGAAAACGCTATCAACCCAATTACCTTTATTCCAGGTGTGGGCATCACTAACTTTGGTAATAAGACAGCTACCAGCATTAGCTCTGCTCTAAATCGTATCAATGTAGCCCGTTTGGTTGCATTTATCCGTGGCAGACTAGAGCAAATTGGTAAACAGTTCTTGTTTGAACCAAATGATCAAATCACACGAGACGAAATCAAGAATAGCTGTGAAAGTCTCATGATTGACCTTGTGGCCAAGCGTGGTGTATATGATTATCTTGTGGTATGCGATCTCAGCAACAACACACCAGCCACAATTGATCGTAACGAGCTCTATGTAGATATTGCTATTGAACCTGTTAAAGCAGTTGAATTTATCTACATTCCGCTGCGAATCAAGAACACTGGTGAAATCAGTGCTGGACAAACAGCATCAGCACAGGCTATCTAATAGAATATGGACATGATTTTCCAGGATTGTTGTGCCATAAATACTGTATATAGGAGATAAACATGGCCGTATCATCGCTAACAAGAATGACAGTGCCACTGGCCAGCGATCAAAGTTCATCGACCCAGGGCCTGTTAATGCCCAAACTAAAGTATCGCTTTAGAGTGATATTTGAAGGTTTGGGTGTGAGCACACCGCGTACTGAACTTACCAAGCAGGTTATTGATTTTACCCGCCCCGAGGTTACCTTTGAGGAAATCTTGGTGCCAATCTATAACAGCACTTTGAAACTAGCTGGCAAGCACAGCTGGAGTGACGTCACAGTTAACCTACGTGACGATGCAGGTGGTAATGTTCAAAAACGTGTTGGTGAGCAACTACAGAAACAACTAGATTTCATGGAACAGGCATCAGCTGCATCTGGTATTGATTATAAATTTACCACACGTTGCGAGATCCTAGACGGCGGCAATGGTACCAGTGCTCCAGTGGTTCTTGAAACCTGGGAAATTTACGGTTGCTACCTAAAAGGCGTCAACTACAATGATCTAAACTATGGATCAAGCGAAGCTGTAACAATTACTATGACCATGGCATTTGACAATGCTCTGCAGACACCAATTGGTTCTGGCGTTGGCGCAACCATTGGACGAACAGTTGGCGATGTAATCACTGGATCACTAACGGGCGCTCCAGCAGCGTAAACCATAGATGGCAGCTTCTTGGGGTCAAGACTTCCTTAAAGGATTCGTTGGTGTTGATTCCTTTAGAGACTACAAACATGCCAGCAAAGTATTCCGTACAAACGGATACGAGCTGGCTCCTCGTTTTAAGTTTCTTTATCATGTAAGCTTCACAATCAATGCGGCCAACATACCACAAATGTTTGGTCCCACTGGTGCTTTTAGTAACACCGACGTTTCTAATCTTGGCTTAACAGTTAAAAACATTCAACTTCCGCAGTACGAACTAGCAGTAAACACTCTAAATCAATACAACCGTAAACGACTGGTGCAAACCAAGATCAACTATCAACCTGTGACTGTTACATTTCATGATGACGGTAGTGATCTTGTGAGAAACATGTGGTACAACTATTTCAGTTACTACTACAAAGATCCTAGTCAAGCCTACAATGGTGGAGCAGGTACAGCAGGAACCAATGGACTTGCGGAAAATGTCAGCAGTGGATTTGATTACAATGGTAGAGATATCTATCAAAACACTCGCAACGGTAATGATTGGGGCTTTATTGGTGAAAGCTATCAAAATCCTGCGGCGTTTAGCAATGGCACTGACACCAGCGGTAAACCGCCGTTTTTCAGAGACATTAGAATCTATGGTCTAAATCAACACAAGTTTGTGAGTTATGTGCTTATCAATCCTGTGATCACAGCCTGGAATCATGATACCTTTGATTACAGTGATTCAGGTCCAATGCAGCATCAAATGACCATTCAGTACGAAACAGTGAAGTATTACAGTGGTGCTATAGGATCTAGATCGCCAGCAGGATCGGATCAACCCACAGACAGCGATGTCAACGTCAAAGGTTTTGCTGACCCATCAAGATATGATACTCAACGCAGTCCTTTGGCACGCCCTGGCAGCACAGCCAGTGTATTGGGTCAAGGTGGTTTGTTGGACACAGGTCTTGGTATCATCAGCGATCTGCAACGTGGTGGCACAGCCGGCATTCTTGGTGCGGTTCAAAAAGCTGGCACTGCCTACGGTACTTTCAAAGGCGCAGACATTGGCGGCATTATCAGAGAAGAAGCCACTGGTTCAGCCAAGGATATTATTCGTGCAGGTGCACCAGGCGCCACAAGAGCCATTATCAACAAGAGTGACAGTGTATTCTTCCCAACTCCACCCAAGCGATAAACATTAAACCATGGCATCAGTCAACGAACCAAATTTAAAAATTGATCAAACTGTGAGAGTGTTTGATGAATTCTATGGCTTTGATTCCAGCATTCCAGTTGCACAGTACGACGCTGTGTTTTCCTACATGAGATCTGTGTTTAATACTGACCAAGCTGCTGCGAACTTTACTACCACACTGTTTAGAGTCAGCGGAGAGTCAGGCATCAATGTCATGGACCTATTGCAGGAACTTCAACGGTATGGACAACCTGAACTAACTTCGGTGTTGGCTTACTATCTAAATGGACTTCAAAGTTCAGCTACGCTGCTGGGTGTTCAGGCACGTGTGTTGCCTAACAAATATGTGGCTAGAAATGTTATACCATGAAACGTTGGGCACAAGGTGTTTATGAAGTAAAAAATCCCACCAAGTACGTGGGCAAAAGCAAACCAAGATACCGATCAGGATGGGAGTTTGCTTTTATGGCATTTTGTGATAACAACGACAACATACTTCAGTGGGCCAGTGAAAGCATAAGCATTCCTTATCTCAATCCACTCAGTGGCAAACAGACCATCTATGTTCCAGACTTTTTTATCACTTATAGAACCAAGGACAACCAAGTCCGAGCCGAAGTAATAGAAATCAAACCCAAAAAACAAAGCGTAATTGAAAGCAAACAAAGCGCCCGAGATCGCGCTGCTGTGGCTGTGAATTATGCCAAATGGGATGCAGCTACCAAATGGTGTCGTAGGCAGGGTCTTACTTTTAGAGTTATCACAGAAGACGACATGTTTCACAACGGGTCCAAATAGGACCTGCCTAAATCTATGCCGGTAAATATGGCATGACACGCAAACTTGAATCTTTGTTTGATTTGCCCAGCGAACCTGACTCAGATGTGCCCACTGACACCGCTGAGTCCCTGCCTGTTACCACTGATACCTTGGCCACTATAGACAAAATTGAAGCTGCTCTGCCAGCAGTACGAGGCCTAGAAGCCAGTGATGGTGAAATGGACGAGCTAGCCAAATCCGCCATGGAGAGCTACAACAACCTTATGGATCTTGGCATGAGCGTTGAAGCCAGATTTGCCAGTGAAATTTTTGGTGTTGCCAGCAACATGCTGGGACATGCTATCACTGCCAAAACTGCCAAGATGAACAAAAAGCTCAAAATGATTGATTTACAACTCAAAAAGTTGAAAATGGATCGCGACAGTGGAACAGCAGAGGTACCCACTGCCCAAGGCGAGTTGATCGATCGTAATGAATTGCTGAGACAAATATTGGCCAATAACCAAAACCAGCAAAAAGAATAAATACTGTTATAGGATCATGACATGAGACATTTCAAAGAATATCTAATAGAAAGCGAAAAAACCTACAACTACCGCATCAAAGTGTGCGGTGAAACACCCCCTGGTTTTTTTCAAGATCTAAAAAACAAACTCTCGCAGTTTGAAGTTGTGAAAATGAGCGACGCTAAGAGCACACCAGTGCTACCGCTGCCCACTGATTTTCCTGAATTCAAAAATGAGCGAGTGAGTTTTGTGGATGTGGAGTTTCGCTATCCTGCCATTGAGCCACAGATCAAACAATTGGCACAACTCACAGGCCTTGATCCCAATCGTATAGTGATGCATACCGAAGATTACACTCAAAGCATGGGTCAAGAATACGAAGCAATTGACAACAACGATGGTCTATTGACCAATACCGATTACCCAGCACCCAGTCGTGAACAAAAGGCTCTCAGCAAGGACTATGCAGCTGACCCACACGATCATGAGGTGCTAAAAAACTCATACCGGAGCAAGTTTTCAGTGGCCGGTGGTAAAACACCTCCTGCTGAAACAACCAATGATCTGCCCATGGGCAACAAAAGTGCTATTACTGGCACCAACAAGTTACCATCAGTAAAATCTAATGCGAGATAACACATGAACCAACACGACATCTATGACATCCTTAATAAATTCCGCGCACTGGAGTCCAGTGAAGCGACACAGACCGCAGCTGATCAAGTTGAAAAACTCAACGGACTCCAGTCTCGCATTGATGAGGCCGTAGAAGAAAGTGGTCTACAAGCATACCTTGGTAAAAAGAAATATGGCGAAAAAGGCATGGCAGCATTACAAAAAGCCGGCCGCGAAGGTGCCAGTAAAGAGAAGATGGCGCAGATTCGTGCAAAGCATGACAAGATGGATGAAAGCAAGCCTGACTTCCTTGACCTTGACAAAGATGGCAACAAGAAAGAGCCCATGAAGTCAGCTGCCAAAGACGTCAAGAAGAACATGAAGGAAGCCGCAAAGCCAGATTACATTGATCTTGACAAAGATGGCAACAAAAAAGAGTCAATGAAAAAAGCCGCACAAGACGCAAAAAAACATAAAAAAGAACAAGTTAACGAACTAAGTCCAGATACCTTAACAAGTTATGCAGACAAGGCTAAAGGGCAACGCAATTGGGCTGGCGGTAGAGCCATGGCAGCAGCTCAAGGAAATCGAAGAGCAGATCCTGAAGGAAAATTTGGGCGTCTGGCAGATAAACGTGCCTCTGGGTATAGTCAAGCAGTAAGCAAAGGTGCCAGAGATCTTGATAAATCCGGACAACGGTCAAGCTGGGACTATGATACTAGTGCAACACCAGCAGCACTTAAAAGAGATAAAGGTATGGCGGAAGGCGAATACAAGGATTCACCTGCCAAGAGCAAAGTACCTGCGTTTCAACGCAAGGCCAAAGGTGGTGATTGGAAAGTCAGCACAAAAGATCTTGATGACGAAGCCAGCCGAAGTCCTACTGGACGTGCGGGACTTGAAAAAGCCAAGCGACGTCTAGGACAAATGAGCGAAGGTCTTGATAATATCATGCGTAGCATGAGTCGTGACATTGAACAATTCAAGCGCAGCGGAGAACTAACTGATGAGCTGTACAGCGCACTATACGATCACTATCGTGACGAAATGCCCTATGGTATTGCCAAGGCACGCACAGGTGATCCATATGAGTGGATCATGAGCAAGCTGGAAGATGAACTAGGCGTAGACGAAGGTAATTTGTTTACTGGCAATCTTGCCAAGGCTCGTGCTGCTGGTCTAAAGAAAGCTGACCTAGACGGCGACGGTGACATGGAAAAAGTCAATGAGCTTGATCTTAATTTGATCAAGGCCGCGCAAAAAGACGCTGCTAAAACTGTGAAACACAGTGATCCAGAAAGCGATCGTAATATTCATAAGAAGTATGGCCATCGCAGTGATCGTGACGACAGCGGCAACGATGACGACTACGATGAGTGGGGTAACGAAAAGAAAAAACGTGCGCAACCAGCCGCAGGTGAAAAGCGTGGTCGTGGACGTCCAAAGAAATACACCGCGGACAAGCCACGTCAAGAACGTGTGACAGCCAAGAGTCGTAAAGCAGATCGCACTGCTTACACCAAGAAGAAAGTAGGCGAAGAAGAGCTTGGAGAAAAAGCAGTAAGCAAAGCACAACAGCGTTTCATGGGCATGGCTCATGCAATGCAAAAAGGCGAGAAGATTCCCGGCGCCAGCAAGGAACTGAAAAAAGTTGCTAGCACAATGAAAAAAGGTGACACAAAAGACTTTGCTAAAACCAAACACAAGGGCTTGCCTGAAAAGAAAAAGAAAACTGATGAAATGACCACATCAGGCGGCGTTGCACCAGTAATGGCACCCATGGGCGTCAGAGAAAAAGCCACTGAAGAAAACAAATCACCAGCCAAGAAGGACAGCACACCCAAGAGTTCAGGTGGTATGCAGTTTGGCAAAGGAATTTATGACAGTTTCAATCGCGAACTAGAGGGCATGATCGCAGAAAGCATGCAGATCAGCACCAGCATGAATACTGACAGCCAGGGCGGACCTAGCAAAACACTTAGTATCAGTGCCACGGATCAAGATGCAGAACAACTGTTGATGCTTTTGAAAATGGCAGGACTAGGCGATCACGGTGAAACATGCCCACACTGTGGACAGAATCCCTGTGCATGTGATCATGTGGAAGAAGATTTGGCCAACAGTCCTGATGAAGTCACTGCTGACACCGAAGTTATTACAAAAGGATTGGCAGGTGGACTCAACAAGCCCAAGAGCACTGGTCAAACCACTGTGCCTGTGATCAATGTTGATCCCAAGCGTCAGGGTATGTTGGAACAACAACTTTGGAAAAAGTATCAAGGCTAAAGATGAAAAAACTGCGTGATTACTTTGAACAGCAACAACAAGTACAAAATCGTCCGGTAACGGGCGATTTGTTTGCGTTCAATCTGCGTGAAGAGGTACTGTTAGAAAGCGAAATCATTGAGCATGATCACGATAGTATTACTCTGCTAGCCGACGACACTGTGTTGGAGTTGCTGGAGGCTATTGGTGCCTTTGAAGACAAAATGATTGATGTTGATGGCACTGAAGTTGATCAATATGACTACGACACCGAAGAAGAAGTAGCAGAAGTTGCGCCGGCAAAAAAGCTAGTAACAGATTATGACAGCTGGCTGGATCAAGTCAAAAGCATGGGCGCAGATACTCACCTAGGAAAAAATCAAGTGCATGTGGTAGCACAGACCTGGGACGGAGATATCGTAGGCGAATTTCATCTGGGAAGAAACCAGGGATACATTGTGCCACGTACTATGGAAGAAAATCTACGCAATTGGTTCAAACAAAAATGGGTGCGTTTTGGTCCAGACGGTAAGATACGTGGCGACTGTGCTCGTGGTGATGATTCAGAAGGCAAGCCTAAGTGTTTGCCACAGGCCAAGGCACATGCACTGGGTAAAAAAGGCCGTGCGTCGGCCGCTAGCCGCAAACGCAGAGAAGATCCTAATCCAGAACGCAGTGGCAAGGCTATCAATGTAGCCACAAAGAAAACCAACGAAGAACAACTAGACGAACGCTGCTGGGATGGCTATGAACAACAAGGCATGAAGAAAAAAGGCGACCGCATGGTGCCAAACTGTGTGCCTGTTAGTGAACAAGCCTGTCCCCACTGCGGAGGTCCTATGTACGAGGACGAGGCCTTAGCTGAAAAACAAGATGCTTGCTATCACAAGGTACGCAGTCGCTACAAAGTATGGCCGTCGGCCTACGCATCAGGTGCCTTGGTACAATGCCGCAAAAAAGGCGCCAAGAACTGGGGCAACAAGAGCAACGAAGATCTTGAAGAAATGAATCGCATTCGTAAACTGTCTGGTATCTCTGACATGGCAGAAAACTGTGATTGTGAAGAACCAAACATAGCAGATCAAGGTGAGTATGATTATGAAGGCGACATGGCCAAAGACGATCTGCAGACCATAGTAAGAGCTGCTCGCAGACTCACAGGTATGTTAGATGACAACGAAAACATGCCAGAGTGGGTACAATCCAAGATCAACAAAGCAGCTGATTATGTAGACACAGCAGCAGACTACATTGAATCAAATCTAGCTAGAGAGCTTGAAGAAGTTGATATGGATGAAGCGAAATATCAAGGACGCGAAGTTCAACTCAACAAGCCTACAGCAGGCGATGTTAAAAAGTTCAAGGTATATGTCAAAGATCCCACAACAGGCAATGTGAAAAAAGTAAACTTTGGCGACAAAACCATGCGTATCAAAAAATCAAATCCTGCACGTCGTCGCAGTTTTAGAGCACGCCATCGCTGCGAGAATCCGGGACCAAAAACCAAAGCACGCTATTGGAGTTGCCGTAAGTGGTAATCAAGGAATAAAATATGGCCAGTCAAGTAAATGTTTATACCGGAGCACAGACCAATGTGGTATGGCGCACCGACAAAGTACAAATCAACACAGGCACCAATGCGGTTACCTTTCAGGTCAACGTAGCAAATGTGGCCAATGCTGGTGTGACCAGCGACACAATTTATAGCAATGCAGTGATCATACCTGCTAACAGCAGCATGGATATGTTTGTGGGAGTAGGCAACTTTATTACCATTGCTGGCGGCAACGCCAGTATCAGTGAACTAGGCACAGAAAGTTCTGGTAACGCTGCTGTGATGTCCTTGTAAAGAGAGCAGCATGCGAGCCAAAGAATTCATCAAAGAAGCAACAAATGCCAAACTCAGCAAAGGCAAACGATTCCCCACCCGCGGATTGAACATTTTCAGTGACGGCGATAAGTGGAACAGCGATTACACACTCAATCGTGTGATGATGGCCTTGGCTTCTACAGATGGAACTTTTGTGCCTGAGCTTAACAAACTCAGTTGGGTAGGCAAACACAAAACCGCACATCCCTATACCAAAGAAGAACAAGACATGTTGAAGATGGCCTACAAAGCAGCCGGTGCTGATTGGCACGATCTCAACAACGGTGACATGGACTCCGAGGAGCCTCCTAGTACCGACAAACAAAGTCCTATCCGGGCTTTTAAAGGTTATCCAAGATGAGAGCTCGTGAGTTCATACGTGAGCAGCGGGAACTGCCCCCTGAATCAGCCGAACCCATGAGATATGCGTATAATCTTCCAGGATTAAAAAGCAGCGATCCTTATCAAACCTACAGAATGGGTGTGGCAGTGGCCAGAGCTCGATCAGATGCCAAACCAGATGACGTAAATCCTTACAAACCGGAGTGGAGTGCAGAAGCAGCATTTGGTAAAAATGCAGTGGTAGTGGGCATGAACGGTGGTATTGGAAAAATAATCGATAAAGCTTTGCAAATGACCAATACGCCTGGTGGTAAAAAAGTGGTGAGCTCACCAGAGAGCCAAGAACCTAATTTTGTCAACAACAAAAGTGTGGTAAAAGGTTTTAAAGGATATCCACGATAATGGCTGAGCCAAATCCAAGTGAAGTAGCACCGTGGTACCTGCGTAACATCACGCAGGCACTGGAGCTTAATGCAGCCACAGGCCAGGTGTTTGTGCGTACCAATGCTGCTATTATTGGCAACGTGTCAGTGGGCAATGTTGCTATTGGTAGTCTTGGCAACGTTGATATTTCAGGCAACACACTGCCGGTCACAGTAAGTTCAGGTAATGTAACTGTGTACCAAGGCACCAGTCCATGGGTCATTACTGGCAATACCAACGTAGCTATCACATCTGGCAATGTGGGAATAAACGGCAACCTAGCTGGTATTACCGGCAACGTCACAGTTGTTGATGGTGGTGGATCAATCACTGTTGATGGCACAGTCAATGCCAATGTCACCGGTGGTAATGTTGCCATAAGTTCATTTGGTGATGGACTCAAAGATGCGTTTGGCCGCTTGCGTGTCAGCAATCCTGTTACTATATTTGATACACAGGCTAGATATTATGATCATGAACAGTTCAGTTCATCTATTACTGGTGCCACTGCCAATGTGGTCTACAATGCCAACTCCAGTTCATTTTTGTGTTCAGTGGGCACAGCATCTGGCGACCAAGTGCTTAGAGAAACTGTTAGAACTTTTACCTATCAACCTGGCAAGAGTCTGCTGATCTATCAGTCATTCTGTATGAATGAAGCCAAAGTCAATCTGCGCCAGCGTGTGGGTTATTTTGGTGCTCAGAATGGCATATACTTTGAAGTCACCGGTACTGATCTTTACATGGTGATCCGTAGCTACAGTTCGGGTGCCATTGTGGAAGATAGAGTACTACAGGCTAACTGGAACGTAGATACATTGTCTGGATTAGGTGGCGCAAGTAATCCAAGTGGTATTGAACTTAATACAGCCCTAGACCAGATCTGGTTCTGTGACATTGAATGGTTAGGTGTGGGAACGGTGCGGGTAGGATTTATCATCGATGGCAACTACGTTGAATGTCATCATTTCCATCATGCCAACGTGCCTAGTACAGCATTCGTCAATAACACCACAACCTATACCACCACAGCCACGCTGCCTTTGCGTTTGGAAATCACCAACACTGGCACTACGGCATCGCCCAGTAGCCTGCGGCAAATCTGCTCCAGTGTGATTTCAGAAGGTGGTTATCAGTTGTTGGGCAATCCGCGAGCTGCTTCACACTTGATAGGAACTCCTCGACGATTGCCCAATGATGTGAGTTTTGTACCTGTGATAGCCATTAGACTCAAACCCACTATGTTGGACGCGGTGGTTGTGCCCATTAACTACAGTATTGTACCTTTGGCTCAGAGCTTTTTCCAGTTTAGAGTTTACAAATATGCCATTACGTCTGGTGGTACTTGGGTTGATTCAGCCGCTGACAGTGCAGTACAATACAACCTAGCTCCCACAGCCTTGGTGTCAGGCGACATTGTGGAACAGAGTTTTATCAACAGCACCAATCAAAGTGCTAGTGCTCCAACACAAGAACAGTTCTCATTTGTCTATCAGTTGGAACGTGAACCATTCACTGGCGTACCCTATGAGTATGTGATCACCATGGCCACTACCGGACAGAATCAAGACATTTACGCCAGCATTGAATGGCAGGAAATGACATAATATGGCTTTCAATGCAGGTAGATCTATTATGGGTCCAAGTACCAATGATATCCATAATCGCATGGAGATTACTACCAATCATGCAGCCTTAAAATCATCAGGTAATGTTGATATTGTTGTTAATTCCAATGATGAATCTAATAAAACCTGGAGATTTCAAAACAATGGAACTCTAATTTTTCCTGATGGCACAGAACAAACCACAGCATTTAATGGCAACAATTTAACATTTTCAGAAAATAACATAGCTGGCACTAAAGGTGATGCTGGACCACCAGGACCAAAAGGTGACACTGGTTCCACTGGACCGCAAGGCATCCAAGGACCACAGGGACCTAAGGGTGATACTGGGGCAATTGGACCACAAGGACCAAAAGGCGACACCGGTGATATTGGTGCACCAGGGCCGCAAGGACCAAAAGGTGATACTGGACCAGCGGGATTAGGCATCAGTAATACCACAGTACAAAACACTATTACTCTTGGAGCAACGGTTACCGCCCCTACCACAGGCACAAGAACTGTACAGCGCATTGAATCGCAGACAGTTGGAGATAAACTACGTTTAACTTACAAACTAGGTTTTCAAGGCGGGAATCAAGGTTCAGGGGCCTACCTGTTATCTTTACCCACAGGTGTAGTATTCAACACCACCTATAATCCTCTGTATAATGGTGTCAATGCCTGGACAGGCGATGTCCATGGTATGTGTCAACATCATATTCCCACTGTTGGGGGTATTGTGCAGCCTGGTCATTGGAACAATCAAATCATGGTAGTGCCTTATGACAGCACAAGATTTAGATTATTGGTTACGAATAATCAAAACAATAGTGCTTACGAGTGGTGGCAATCTACATTTTATTGGGCAGCTTCAAACACTAGCCTAAACATTCAATTCGAGATTTGGAAATAACATGAAAAAACTTTTGACTATTTTAATATTGCTTCCTGGCTTTGTGTTTGCTCAAAAGGCGCCACAGGGCGTCACATACGACGCACAGGTTCTTAGAGTCAATGACGGTGACACAGTTGTAATATCAGCTCCATTTTTGCCTGCACCACTCAAACCAGAACTAGCTGTGCGTGTTTATGGTGTAGACACCCCTGAAAAAGGTCATCGTGCGCAGTGTGCCAGTGAAGACCAACGTGGACAAGCTGCCACGGCTTTTACTAAGAATGCAGTGGCTAAAAGTCTAAAACGCCAAGTGATACTCTATGGTTGGGATAAGTTTGGCGGTCGTGTGCTGGGTGACATGATCCTAGATGGACAAAGTCTACGTGCTATGCTAATTCAAAATGGTTACGCACGTGAGTATTACGGTGAAGCCAAACAGTCGTGGTGCCAGTGACTCTAGAACGGCTACAACAACTCAGTGGTATTAGGCCTTTTGGCAATGCTGCTCGTATGACAGCATATACACCTGAAGGATCTAACATCAGCGTCACTGGCAACGAAAAAGCAGAACTGCAACGCAAACACAATATCCAACCAGGCACTCCTGAATGGTTCCAATTATGGTTCAGCCTGCCTTATCTAACCGGTGAAAAGCCCATTAGTAAATAATGGCATGAGCACTTTAGAATCAGTACTAATAAAACCAGCACACAAGCCCATGATGTACAGTCAGGGCGAACTCACGGAATTCGCCCAATGCGCTGATCAAGTCAACGGCCCTCATTATTTTCTTGACAATTTTTTCTTTATTCAACATCCAGTCAAGGGACGCATGCTATTGCATCCGTTTCCTTATCAAAAGCGTTTGATTGACACATATCATCAAAATCGCTTTAGCATCTCCATGATGCCTCGACAGACTGGCAAAAGCACAGTGGCAGCAGGTTATCTACTTTGGTACGCCATGTTTATTCCAGACAGCACCATATTGGTAGCAGCTCACAAGTATCTAGGAGCGCAGGAAATCATGCAGCGAGTGCGTTTTGGTTATGAAGCCTGTCCAGATCATATCAGAGCAGGTGTTGTCAACTACAACAAAGGCAGCATAGAATTTGAAAATGGTAGCCGCATTGTATCACAAACCACTACAGAAAACACTGGTCGTGGTATGAGTATTTCACTGCTGTATGCTGATGAGTTTGCGTTTGTACGTCCAACTATAGCTAGAGAATTTTGGACCTCTATTGCACCCACACTGGCCACAGGTGGTAAAGCAATTATAACAAGCACACCTAACTCAGATGAAGATCAATTTGCAGAAATTTGGAAAGGTGCCAACAAGTGCGAGGACTCATTTGGGAATCCTACTCCCATTGGTATCAACGGATTCAAGGCCTTTAGATCTCGCTGGCAAGAGCATCCTGACCGTGACGAAACCTGGGCAGCACAACAAAGAGCTGCGCTAGGCGAAGAACGATTTCGTCGTGAAATGGAATGCGAATTCATCATCAACGATGAAACGCTAATATCCTCGATCAAGTTATTGGATCTTGAAGGCCTGGAGCCCATTCGTAAGTCTGGGCAAGTGCGTTGGTACAAAAACATAGATCCCAACAAGATATATTGCGTGGGCCTTGATCCCAGTCTGGGCACTGGCGGAGATCCAGCGGCAATACAAGTGTTTGAAGCCAACACCACAATACAAGTAGCAGAATGGCGTCACAATCAAACAGACATACCCGGACAGATCCGTATCATGGCTGGTATTATTGAAGAACTTTATGACGTTGTAAAAGACCCACAGAACATATATTACAGTGTGGAAAACAATACCATTGGTGAAGCAGCATTGATATCTATCAATGAGTGGGGAGAAGACAAGATATCAGGTTATTTTCTAAGTGACACCAACAGCCCAGGACAGCGGCGATCGCGCAAGGGCTTTAACACCACCAATAAAAGCAAACTAGCGGCCTGTGCAAAGTTGAAAAATCTAATAGAATCTGGGCGTATGAAAATCAACAGCAAGCCCTTGGTTAGCGAATTCAAAAACTTTGTGGCTTCGGGCAACACATACTGTGCCAAAGTGGGCGAACATGATGACTTGATCATGGCCACTATTTTAGTGGTGCGCATGTTGCAGATTTTGCAGACCTATCATAGCGAGCTAGATCAGCATGTACGCGACCATGGTGATGTAGTGATTGAACCCATGCCCTTCATTAGCTTGGCCCGCTAAATAATAGACTATGAGCGCATCCAATATTTCTGTAGATCTGTACAATTTGTTGACCAGTCGCGGACTTGATCCCGAAGTTTTAGATCCTAAAACAGGTAAAAATCCAGTTGATCCCAAGACTGGTGAAGTGGACATCGGCGAAGGCAAACTGTTTGTGTTTGATTGGACCAGCTCATCTGGCAAAGACTACGGCACAGCGGAAATTCTTATTGACAGCGACAATGTGTTAAATCTGTATTTTGGCGATAATCTGGGACGTGGTATGGAGGACGCTGATAAAGAAGAGTGGTTTCAGTTCCTTAGACACCTAAAGAAGTTTGCCAGTAAAAATTTCATGAACTTTACTCCACAAAACATCAATAGGCTGAAGTTTGCACTCACCAATTTATCAACTGTGAAAGAGGGCCTGTTTGAAAGTTATTATGGCACACGCAAGGTCAGTTACATGGGCGAAGCCACACAGGCAAGATTGGTAATCAAACACAACAGAACTCTTGGTGAAAACGATGCAAGATATCGTTATGTAGAAAGTCTGTTTATTGAAACTGCCGACGGAGAAAGATTCAAACTGCCATTCCGCAATCTTGGCGGGGGTAGAGCCATGCTAGAGCATGTGCGTCAAGGTGGCCGTCCTTATGATCCTCGTGGCGTACATATCGCTGGTATTGTTGAAAGCCTATCAATCCTATCAAGATTTCGCAAGGCCAATCAAGGACGCATTCTAGAAGGTCAAGCAGGTGCGTTAGCTGAACAGGGCAACACTTACTATACCACTCTGCGTCAAAATTTAAAAAGCCTACAAAGTCATAGGGGCTATGCCAACTACTTTGAAAACTGGCAACCAATGGAAATCAAGCCCGAAGAAAAGCTTGTGGAAGAAGTTCGTCAACTGTTTATTGAACAAACTCTTGACCAACGTATTGAACAAGCACTGCCTTTGTTGGTATCACTCCAGCAACAGGAATCAATACCACGTGAAGCTGAAATCTTTGAAACCTGGATAGCCAACGTTGCCGAAGGTATTTGGCACACACCAGATAATCCTGAAGCCAAACAACAATTAGTGGATCTACTATCACAACCCACTATACCCGTGGGAGCAGACGCTGAGCCTGTGATATCACAACTTGACGGTGTGCTTGGTGATGATCAGTTGTATGATGAACTTAGAGATCTAGCATCAAGAGATCCTGAAGCTGACGCCAAGCCTTTGATCATGCAGCGTCTAGAACAGATGACCAGTAACAATGACATTAGAGAAGTTTTGGTAAGATTACAGACCACAGACGACAAACAAGCATCACAGCCCGCAGTGGATGAAGCAGACAATCTAGCCACATTTGAGGGAAACCCCAATGAAACTGGCGTGAGTATCATGAAAGAGTCAGAATTGGCAAGATTAAAAAGTTTAATAGGCAAAATGTGAACTAAATAACATTGACACGCAGTAGCAATAGCGCATATACTCTGTGTGTATGCGCTTTTTTATTGAGTGTATAGGCACATGCCGCAAGGCATATTAGGCAAAACTTAGGCATATTAAAGGAGAAAACATTATGGCCTCATTAGCAGAAATCCGCGCACGACTTCAAGCCGCAGAGTCGAACAAAGGCGGTCAATCCGGCGGTGGCGACAACGCAATTTTCCCACATTGGAACATAGCAGAAGGAACCAGCGCACTGGTGCGTTTCCTTCCTGATGGCAACTCAAAGAACACTTTCTTTTGGGTAGAGCGTGCAATGATCCGCTTGCCATTTAACGGCATCAAAGGCGAAGCCGACAGCAAGCAAACCTATGTACAGGTACCTTGCGTAGAAATGTGGGGCGAAGCCTGCCCAATCTTGGCAGAAGTACGTCCTTGGTTCAAAGACAAAAGTCTTGAAGAACTGGGTCGCAAATACTGGAAGAAACGCAGTTATGTGTTTCAAGGCTTTGTGCGTGAGAATCCACTGAGCGAAGACAAAACACCCGAAAACCCAATCCGTCGTTTTATCATTGGGCCTCAGATTTTTACAATCATCAAGGCAGCACTCATGGACACCGAGCTCACTGAGATGCCCACCGACTATGCAGCCGGTCTTGACTTCCGTATTGCCAAGACACAAAAGGGTGGTTACGCAGACTACAACACTTCAAAGTGGAGTCGCAAAGAAAGCTCACTAACTGCTGAAGAAGCAGAAGCAATTGAAAAGTTTGGCTTGTTTGACCTTGCCAGCTTCCTGCCCAAGAAACCAGGCGAAGTTGAACTCAAGGTCATGAAAGAAATGTTCGAAGCATCAGTTGATGGACAGCCATTTGATCCTGACCGTTGGGGTCAATACTACCGTCCAGCAGGCATGGCAGCACCCAGCGGTGCCACTGATGTTGACGAAGATACTCCAGTAGCACGCGGAGGTGGTGGTACCTCTGGACCAATTTCTGGCGGTGGAGGTGTGCAAACAAAAGTTGCCAGTAGTGTCACAGCCGCTGTTGACGACGAAGACGACGTACCAGCTGCCACAGCACCAGTGGTGAAACCAGCTGCTGGCGGCAACAAGGCCGAAGATATCTTGGCCATGATTCGGGCTCGCCAAAAGTCTAACTAATCGTGCAAGCACGTCTGGTCTGGCTACCATCCGGAGAAGAAGTCAAATTCCGTGTGGTCTGGCCAGACCTATTCCTATACTGGCTAGGCAAACTAGGCACTGACAATAGTTTTTTCTGTAGCCAAGTCAGCGAGGCTCACGCTATTAGACAGTCGCTACAAAGCAACATCGATGCCATACAAGGAATCACAGCAGCACTGCCACCATTGATCAGCCAATGGCCCAGTGACCTATTTGATCAAAAGCAGTTGAATCAGTTGCACAGGGATTGGGTTTTAGCTGGACAACGTTGGCCAAAATTGCCACTGTTATTGCAGCAACTGAAATTAGAACGTGCATGGCGGGGTATTAATGAAGACATACACCGTCTTGAAAGCTGTTTTTCATGGCAGTATCAAAACTACGATCTACATCCTTGGCAAACAGCCAATAAGTTTGGCGCCAAGTTTTTAGACCATGCTACTAGTCATATTATGCTGGGCTTTGACAATCTAGGTCGCAGTACCTGGGAAAAGTTTTCAAACTATGACTCAGATGCATTTGAAGTTGATACCAATAACTTTGACATGCTGTCAGGCAAACTAGAAATCTCGCTGGCTAGACCCATGATGTGGACCAGTCCAGAAAACTACAGTAATTGGTGTGCTCTACACAACATATCTGAAGTTGGTCGCAACATGCGAATAGGCAACTTTGATGACGATGTGAAAACACTGACCAAGTTGCGATATCTGTTTACAAACAATGAATCCTCTAATAAAATCAGTTTTGCCTTATAGACCCACTGATGACTGGATACTTTTGAATTCTGGACTGGCCTGGCTAGAACTTGATATTGATATACCACGTGATTTAATATCACAAGAAGCTGCACAGGTGTTTGATTGTAGAGTAGAACATCGTGAAACAGACAGTGTTTTGGGTTATGGTAATCAAGGCTGGCACAGCCTATGCTTGTACGGAGAATCAGCCACGGCTACCAGCAGTGACCAAGGCCAAATGGCATGGACTGATATTGGTCAGTTGTGTTCGCAAACCAAGGCATTTTTAGAACAACACTGGATCATAGCTCTTGCCGGGCGCATTAGATTCATGTGGTTGGCACCAGATGGTTACATTTTGCCACACGTTGATCGTAAACAACGACAACTGTTTGAATGTAATCTTGCCATTGACCATCCTGACAACTGTAGAGTGCAGTTTTTAGATCATGGCACCATACCTTTTGCCTCGGGTCGCGGCTTTGTGATTGATACCAGTTGTAGGCATTTCGCGGTTAATCAATCTCAAGAATGGCGTTTGCATTTGATAGTACATGCACCACTCAAACCTGGTATTGTTCGTAGAAGCTATGAAAAAAGTTTTTATAGTTGATCGGCATCAGCATCCTAAACTGCTGCGTTTTACGCAGACCAAAGTGATGTTTGATGCTAACAATCGTTACACTGCCTGGGCCGACGACATTGTAACAGTACAAAGCCCAGAAGAAGTCAATGATCAAAATGGAGTGATCATTGCCAGTGGCGAATTTGTAACCACTGACTTTAGATCTCGTGATTGGGATTGGACAGTGCAAAACAACATGATTGGAGATCCTGATCTAATAGAGTTTACATTAGATTACAGTTATGAAATGCATCAACGTCCTCCCTATGATCAGGGCAGTAAACAACTGTATATCTTGGAAAATCTCTATCGCACAGTGTTACGCAGTTCTAAGTTAATCTATTTGGACAATACCGAACATTATGAACCAAGGTCATTGAGTGGTAGTGTGTTGTATGGTCTAGCCAGCGGTTGGAAAACCATGAGAATGTTTCGTGATGGTGACTTTCACAAGGTTGTTGTATACGATTGCAATCAACGACAGCTGGATTTTGCCCGGCAACTACACTCCAGTCCATACATAGCTGATCATATTGAAGTCACTGGTGATGTCATGGGTAGCAGAACAGTTCCAGAAGACATCAAGAGTTTTTGGCCTGTCTGGCACCGTATGCCAGTAGAATTCAAACTCATGGATTTATTTACAGCACCAACACTTGAGCCCAACAGTGTGGTTTGGGTCAGTAATGTTTTTTGTTATGAACCCACAATTTTTAAACAGGGATGGGAAGCTTGTAAAATGGCACGAGTCAGCTTGCAAAACGCCAACCCATCGTGTACAATTTTAGAATACTAGGAGAACTTATGCCCAAGCCATTTGATGTAAGCAAGTTTCGCAAAGAGATAACCAAGAGCATTGACGGACTGTCTATTGGTTTTAACGATCCCACAGACTGGATCTCAACAGGTAACTATG